GAGCCAATCGCGCATTTTTCCCCAGATTTCAGCCCGTTTGTTGCCGTACATGGCCGGATTGCTTGATTTCCACCCGAAATTGACGCCTTTGATCTTGTACCGCTGCTCTTTTAGCCTGTCCACCACGCCAGCACCCAGCCCGCCCTCGTCAATGAACACCATTGCGGGCTTAAACTCCTCAATTGCCTCAATGATGTGCCCCACCACGGTCATGGTGTCGTCGCCTCGGTGGCGAATAATGCGTGTAATGTCCCGCCCTTGCCGCACCGCGATGACTGTCGCGTCCGCTCCGAACCGCGCAGGGTCTACGCCGATCACAACAGGGGCTGACGGGTCTTTGTACTGTGGGCGTTTCATGGCGTCATCGACCACCATGTTGGAGATGAACTGGTCATCCCCCGCGTTCGGGAACTCGCCGTACACCTCAACGTGCGCCTGGCTGGAGTCTGGCCCATATTCATCAATGATCTGCTGGTAGACCTGCTTGTCCGTGCCCTCAACTGTCCTGGCGTCCACTGTCTTGGTCGCCCAGAAATCGCGCTTGCTGTGGAATGTCTCGTAGAAGTACCCGCTGTTGCGCCGGGGGTTGGAGAACGCCAACCAAAAGCGGTTCGGCGTGTTCTCCGTAAAAAAGCCCGCCGTCACCGCCCAGATCGCGTCCGCAATACCTGACGCTTCGTCGAAGATCACCATCACGCCGTCGAAGTTGTGGACACCCGCGTACGCGTCTGGGTTCTCCTCCGACCACAGCCGACCCTCAACACCCCAGTAGCGTGTGCCTTTCTTCAGATCACGCTCAACCAGTTCCGTCAGCCACTTGGCTGGCATCACTCGGGTGGCCGAGACTTCGAACCAATGCGAGTTGAGCGACATCGCCAGCCACTTGGTGATCTCAGCCCAGGTGATCGACCGCAGTTGGCTTTCCGAGTTAGCCGACACGATGGTCGTTGAGCCAATCCGCGTGGACAGCATCCAGATCACGATCCAACTGACCAGCGCCGACTTGCCGATACCCCGGCCTGAGCTGACCGCGTGCCTCAAGGTGTCGAAGTCCACCTTGCCCTTGTTCGCCCGAATGTGGTCAGCGATGGACTGGAGCACCTCGCGCTGCCATTTGCGTGGGCCGCTGAAGTGCTCCAGTGGCGTGCCCGGTTGCCCCCACGGGAATGTGTACAGCACGAACGCCAGCGGGTTGTCCTTGATCGCCGGTGCCCAGAGCCTGGCCATCAGCTCCTGTTCGTCTTCAGCCGAGTAAATGGTGGTTTGCATTATTGGACTTTATGCGGTGCGGAACGAGCTTCTAGCACTTCGGTTGGTGTGACGTCGATGACCTCTTGCGCCCGCTTGGCGGCTTCGGCCAGCGCGCCAGTGATGGAGATCCGCTGCTCGACATCGACCGTGATGGCCTGCTTGGCAACCCAGCCGTGCTGGTGCTTCAGGACTTCCAGCGCCGACTTGGCGTCGCCGTCCAGCGCGGCGTTTCGCAGGACTGCGGCCATTTCCGACTCTGCGTCTGCCTTGCCCTTTTGCGCCGCCAGCTCCGCAATGGGGTCTAAGGCGCACAGTTGTCTGTATTCAGCGGGGAGCATGCCAGCGGCCAGTGCCAGGGAGTCGCCCTTGAGGCCGAGCTTGGCTGCGTCATATATGCGCGTAAGCGTGGCCTCCGTGGCCTTCACTTCGCGGATGGAAAGGGGTAATGATCTCATTGAGCCGCCTGTTGATTGCGTAAGGCGAAGTGTAGCGGGTTTTGCAAAAAATAAAAATAAAAATTTCTTTACGCTGTTTGGTTTTGCAAAAAAGTTTTTGCGAACCCTTCGTTTTTGTTGGCCCTTTGCCGTCGGCCCTACCCCCTCCCCTCGCGGCAAAAAGCTGGCAGCCGTCCGGCCGTGTGGACAATGTGGACAATCCACGCGTGGCCGCATGCACGCGGCGGCATGGCATGCACGCATACTGGCCAGGCATACAGTACTGTATGCATTTACATCACTGTATAAAATCAATTGTGGACAATGTGGACAATCTGATTTTGTGGACAATGTGGACTATCCACAAATAGGTTAGTAGCTACTAACCTTATCCTGGCGCCGGTGTGCGCCGGGCCATTTGTGGACAATGTGGACAATGTGGACGGCCAGTTTAAATCGCTGGCCAACAACAGTATTACATTTTAAATGTAGTACTTTTTTGGTTTCCCGTATCTGACATTTCATTGTCCACATTATCCACAAAGCCCCAAAACCCAGTATCTATGCGGCGCGCAGTGTGGACAATCTGGCCGCCGCCGACTATCCACGCCGCTATCCACAATGCCCACAATTTGCCGTTACATTCTGTAACATATTTTTTTACATCATATGCTTGACACTGTAAGACAATTCCGTACAATGTCCACATGTTCAACAAAACCACGGAAAAACACTGTATGAAACTCTCGCCCCTCCCCATGTCCGACGCCGTCGCTAAATATCAATTTATGCGCGTGCAACAGCAAATCAACCCAATCGACGCATGCACCGATGCGGCGCAATATTGCGGCGTCGCCGTGGCTGCGCTGGCCGCTGCGCTGATCGCCGCCGGTATTGACACTGATCGCCTCTCGCGCATCTGAAAAGCTGAGATCTCATTTTTTTGGAGTATTACATGAAAAACGCATTGGTCACCCCAGACGGTTATTTTTTCGAGCAATTGCCCGACGGCACATATACGGACGGCGACGTCACGTTTAACTACGACGTGTCCGATGATTTGCGCGGCGTCATATGGCAAGAGATGGACGGCCAGTATTGCGCCGACGGCGACGGCCTACTCGTAGTGGATTTTGACGGGTCGCGTTGGCTTTTGGTTGATCAGGGCGACCCGGTGTTCGCTGCCGATACCCTGGCCGACGCGCTGCGCGCAGGAAACGAACAGCTCGCAGAGTTTTACCCTGAAATTTATGCGGAACACGTGGGGGAAGCATGAAACACACAATTTTGGATATCGCCGCTGCCGTGGTTATCGGCTTAGCACTGGCCGCGCTCGCGCTGGCGTATTTTGACATTCTCACAAAATAAGGGGCAAAGCATGAAAGCATTGGGATATATCGCATATGAGGGCGCGTCGAAAATTGACGGCCGCCCGATTGTCGTAATCGTCAACAAATTGCAGGGGTCGGCTAACGCGAAAACCGGCGCCGACTTGGTTCAGACATTCATTATCCGCGCCGATGTTGCGCCGACCGATGCGCTGAAAACCGGCGATGATGTAAGCATATGCGGCCAGTGTGCCCATCGGCCGCTATTGGCCAAATCCAACGGCGCCGCGCCGTGCTATGTGAATGTGGGGCGCAGTGTCCGATCAGTGTACGAAGCATATAAACGCGGCCGCTATACAAAAGCCACGCCCGCGCAACTGCGCCGCATTTTGGCTGGCCGCAAAATCCGGCTGGGCACATATGGTGATCCGGCGGCCGCGCCCGTGGCCATGTGGCAGGAAATCACGGCCGACGCGGCAGGCGTGGTCGGATACTCGCACCAATGGCAGGCCGTGCATTTTGATCATGCCGCCTGGGCGCCGTTGGTTATGGCCAGCGCCGATACTATCGATGAAGCGGCGCAGGCTAATTTATATGGCATGCGCGTTTTTAGGGTTTCCGTCGGCGTTGACCGCCAGCCTGGCGAAGCTACATGCCCAGCCAGCGCGGAGGGCGGGCGCCGCGCCACATGTGACACTTGCATGCTTTGCGGCGGTACTAGCAAAGCGGCGCGCGATATCGTAATTGCCGACCATGCCGTCGGCCACAAAAGCCGCGTGATCATGTTGCAGGCGGCCGTATGAAAAAACAGACTTTCAACATGGCCCGCGCTGGCGGCGCTTTTGAACCGGTGCAGTACTACCCGCTCATTTATGTGCACGGCAGCGACGCCTGGCGCGTGGCTTTGCACCGTGAACCGGTGCTGGCGGGTAAGGGCAACTGGATTGTGTCCGACCCGGTGAGCGGGTATCGTGTTTGTAGGGTAACCGCATCGCATAAGGGCATGCCGATCGGATCCAAAATTTTGACAATCGCGCAGGCCCGCGCGGCCGCGATTCTAGATTTAGATGCGACCGTGGCCCGTATCGGCGCCGATCGGTTTGCGCGGGTTTTATCTGAAGCTCAAAATAAGGGGAAACCATGAACGAGCAAAAATTAGCGGCCATGCTGGCCGATATCCGGCGCGCGCAGGCTTTGCTGGCCGCGCCGTGGACAACACCAGGCGGGCCAATGTGGCCGCCTGGCCACTCTCAAGCATGGCACGGCTTGGAATACGTGCGCGTCACATTAACCGATATTTTGGAGGGTAAGACATGAGGGTTAAAGAATTTTGGCAATGGCTGCGCGACTTGGCCGACGCCACGGATAACGCGCCGGTGGACATGCAAAGCGCAGAGCATGCGTTTTTATCCGGCTACAGTGTGCAAGACTATTTGGAGCAAAAACATGATTGATTTTATGAAACTACCCGCGCCCGATGCAGAGCGCCTATGCTATGCGGAGGGGTTTACCCAGGCGGCGCAGCTATTTGAGCGGATCGCCGACCTGCAGCACGCCCTAGGCGTGGCCACGGCAGAGATTGAGACATTAAAAAACGCGGCGCTCGATTTGAAAATTAAAACTGTAGAGTGTGAGATTTTAGAATCAGAGCTGCAGGGTTTGGAAAAGCAAAACGCGGCCATGCATCGGGCGATTGTGCAGTGTTGCGACATCATGCTAACTAGCCCCATGTCTGGCATGCAAATTTTGGAGGACGCATTGTGAATCATACCGAAGCGGACTACATAAACGCGGGCGTCAGATATGAGCGCGCCAGCACCAGCGAAGCGGCGCAGGCAGCCGCTTATCATTTGCGGGCCATGCTATCCAGTGAAAAGCCCGCCGATCAAACCTATGCGCTGCAGTTAATTGAGCAAGGCCGCAAGGAGGCGCGCATATGATCACGCCCTACCCTCGCACCGAATCATACCGGGACGATTACGAACCCGGCACGCGTAACGTGCAGCTATTGCATCATATGGCCACGCGCCACGCGGCCAAGCTGGCCAATGAAAAAATAAATTGGCCGTTCCCGGCGGCGCCCATACCGGCCGACCGGACGCCAGCGCCCAGGGCGCCCGATGCTGAGGATGCGCCATGGTAGCGCTGGCGGCGATAATCGCCGCGCTTTTGGCAGTACTCTTAAACCTATAAAAAGAACGGCCCGTATGGGCCGTTTTTCATTTTACCCGCTGCAGGGGCGATGCTGGCGGGTCTTCTACCATGTCGCGCAGCTCCGACCGGCTGGTATCGGCCAATTCAGGCGCACAGAACACGTGCTTTTTACTATCGTGGCGGCGCGACTTCAAGCGGCCACAATCGACCCAGCCCGCTTCTTTAAACGCATGCAATAGCGCGCCCTGCACCACGCGCACGGCGCCAGGCGCAGTACCCTGCAGGCGGTCGCATAGGGCATGCCACGGCGCCCCTACCACGCCACGGCTAAACTCGCCAATACGGGCGCGCATCATCTCAACAAGGAACGACTCCGCGCCGCTCATACCCGCTTCGACCATTATGGCTTTGGCTTCGGTCATAAAGGGCGACGCGCCAGGGTTAAACGCCGCCACATCACGGGCGTGCAGCCAAGCGGCCACGGCGGCTTTGCCGCCAGCATTAAGCCATGCCCAAATAGCCTCACCCTCGGCGTCGCTCATGCGCCGCGCATCCGACCAGATTACGAACCAGCGGCGATCATCTGAGGGCAGATTGATTGACACGCGCTCATTGGAAAACGCGATCACTTGCAGGCGGTTGACCAGGTCATAGGGCGCCAGCCCCTTGCGATGGACAGACAAAAATTCAGGCGGCGCAGCAATAAGGGGCTTGAGCTGGTTTTCAAGGGCGCGGCGATCTTTGGCATCGGCCTGGCGCAACTCGTTTATGACCATAACTTCGGTCTCAAGCGCATAGCCCCATTGGCTGGTGACTTCTTCATTACGGACAAGGGACACATTGTGCAGGGAGTCGCCACCGATGGCCCAAAAGAACGGCGCCCACATGGTGTCTTTGCCCGAGCCAGGGTTACCGCCATGCAGGACGGCGTGGTTGATCTTGCGGTTAGGGTGCTGTAGCTTAAAGGCCATGACATCCAGCACATGGTCGCGCTCCCGCTGGTCGGGGATCATGCGCTCTACATGCTTAACCCACGGCTGCACGTTCCCGGCCACGGGTGCAGGCCGAGCATCGCGCCATCGGTTGGCATAGACCAGCCCCTCACGAGCGCAGAGGGTATCTTCGCCAGCGGCGTAGGTCATGCCGACCAGCACGCGGGCGCCCTTTTCTTGGCGCAGCTCGTCAAAGCTAACCGACGCCTCAATCTTGCGGCCACTGTTGACGGACTTACAGTGGATGTGCCTGAAGGTAGCGTTAAAAGCGGGGCGGCTGATCTCGCGGCGGTCTTGCATGTCAAAGTAGGCGTCGTCGTTTTGCAGGTAAGCAAAGCGGCTGAACCATTCGGCCTTCTCAAGGCGCCCATGCTCTTTGCGGTTGACCTCGGCGACCACCTCGGCAGCCACATCGGGGTACTCGGCGGTCGGCTGGAGCTGAGACAGCGCCGAACCCATCATGGTGGCCAATAGCTCCTCACGCAGGCCAGGCTCATGCTTAGGGCCACCATTGTCGCCGACCCACTTTAGGAACACGGTCGAGTCAAGCTCAAGGCAGTGGCTGTGCATACAGCAGTACGCCCGGTTGGCGGGCATATAACGGCCCTCGGGGTTGCCGTCGCTGTGCTCGGCGCTGTTGGGGCAGATGACACCCGCCCAGCCCTCTTGGTTGGGGCGCGACAGCAGCAGGCCATTGTCCGACAACCAGACCATCACATCGTCTGTGCCATCGTCGCTGATGCGGATCGGGCGGTAGATGTCGTCCACCTCGGCGGGCGCCACCTCAAGGGCGGCGCAGATCTGCGCCAGCGTGAAGTCGCGGTCGGGGTGGAACTCCACCAGCCGAGCCTTGAACAGGTCGCGGCCGGGTTTCAGGTTGACCGAGCCAGGCAGGCGGAAATTCCGCACGGCGTTGATCGCGCCTGGGTCGGTGTAGCCCGCATCGGCGATGGCCTTGATGGCAGCAGTAAACTCTTTTTTCGTGGGCTGGTCGCTGAACACATAGCCCCATTGGAACGACCCCTCGCTGGTCTCCATCTTCCAAGTCGGTTCAAGCGGCGGCACTTTGGCCTTCGTGCCCACATCGTCCAGCACCATCACCAGCACATACTCGCAGTTGGCGGCTTGGGCGCTTGGGTGGCCGTCCTTGAAGCGGTCGATGATGAAGCTGGCGGTGTTGCCGTAGATCGCCCAGTCTTCTTTGATCTTGGCCGTGGGCAGCATGGCGGGCCATGTCGCCTTGATCGCACCATCTGCGTGGTACTGATACTGGCCATCTTTGAGTTGTGGTTTTTGGCGCACAACGAGGAAAGTTTCGCCCTCTGGGGCCAATTTTGTGAGAAAATCCAGCACTGTTGCTTCTCCTTTAGTTGGAACTTTAGCCCCCGTCTAATCCACGGGGGCTTTTTTATGAATAACGGGTTGTCGTTGTGCCCTCGGCAGCCAGCGGTAGGCCAGCCGCCCAGCCAGGCGCGGTGCACATCACTTCATGCACGCGGCGAGACACTGATTCTGCCTGATCCGCTGGGCACTCCACAACTATTTCGTCATGCACATGGGCGACTGTTTCGGGCAGTTGTCTCATGGCGTATCGCAGAAGGTCATGGGCTGTGGCCTGCACGACGTTTTCACACGCCAGCCCACGCCACAAGCGGGCGCGGGGCCACTCTTTGGCGTCAGCAGCGGGTTTCCACGCGGCTTTGGTGTAGGTCACATTGCCCTCGTCGTCGAACTTGGCGTTTGGATAGCACAACACCCGCCCCGAGGGCAGGGAGTACCACAGCGTTTGGCCGTCAAACATATAGGTGATGCGACCGGCAGAGAACTCGCGCCCTTTATGGCGCATCGCCCGCAGGTAAGCGCCCTCAAGCGCTTGGCCGTGCATCTGCGCCCAAGGGTTGGCCCTGCGCCAGCCGTCTACAGCCCGCTGCACCTCTGAGGTGGACAGATGCACGCCGTAGATGCGACCGAAGGTCTCAAACGCTCCAGCCCCGCCCAAGAAGCCCAGCGCCAACTCCTGCACCTTGCCGATCTGGCGCATATCACTGCGGCCAGCCTCATGCTCGGCTTGGATGTGTTCGTAAGGCAGGCGAAAGGTGGCCGAGGCGTTGACGATGTAAGGGTCAAGACCCGAGCGGAACACATCGAGCTTCTTCTCGCCCGCCGAGCAGTTGGACAGCCACGGATGGACGCGCCCTTCAATGGCCGACCAGTCGTAAGCGATCAGCACATGACCAGGCGCTGCCACGATGGCCGGGCGCAGCATCTTCTTCAAGACATCAGTAATGCGTTTTTCGAATCGTGGCACGATCTCATGGCCTCGAACCATTGCTGTGCGGACGGCGTCGGGGTCTTTAGCGCTTTTACGCGGGAGATTATGGACTTGAGCGCCGTACGACGAAGCTCGCCCTGTTGCACTGCCTCCAGCAAAAACAAAGGCACCTCTAACTCGGGCATCTTCCTCGTCTGCCAGCGATGCAAGGCGGCTGAACTTCGCAACCGACGACGCCCAGAGGTCATCGGCGCACTGTATAACGTCGGCAACAGCGGGCGGTATCTCATCGGGATCCTCCATTGCAAGCAGGTTTGCCCGCACAGTCTTGTCAATCGAATACTTCTCGCCAGTCCACATCAGCTTCTTGGCCTCGGGGCCGACACGCTCCAGCACCCACTCCCGCATCTTAGGGGAGCGCACGCTGGTGATCGCGCCTTCGGTAACCTCACGCACGATCTGCTCGATCTCCAGCATCTCGGCGCCCGCGTACTGGACAGCAGCGCGGCACAGCGGCACATCGACCAGCAGACCGCGGTCGTTGATGCGCTCGTTGACATGGTAGTCGGCCAGCTCGTCAGCACTCATGGGCCGCAGAGCTTGGCTGATCGCACGCATGGCGCGGACATCCTGCTCACAGTAGGCGACCATCTCGGCCATCAGCTCGGGCGAGTTGTTGAAAGTGCCGTCAGCCTTGGGGATGGACAGCAGTCGGATCAGTTGGGCGCCTCGGTGGTCTTTCTTCATGGACGCGCCACTGAAGCGCCCGACATCTTCAAGCGACCCAGGCGCGCAATTGGCGCGGGATTGTGCTGCGGTGCAGTAGAACTGCTCCAACTTGAAGTTGATTTGCAGCACATACCAAAAGATCAGCCGCTCAAAGGCGGCGTTGTGGGCGTAGATGAGGCCAGTGTGGTCACGGACAGCCGCCGGGAAAGGCTGGTCGGGTGTCCATGTCACGACCTCATCGTCGTCAAAAGCGTAGGACATACAAAGTACATCCGTGCTTGCATCTTGGGCGTAGTTGTAAACGCCTTTAGCCTTAAGATCGCAACGACTGCGCGTCTCAAAGTCGAGCCAGAGAATGCTCATAGTGTAGGTGGGGGCATCAATTTGGGTTTCGACAAGCCGCAGAAGAAAGCCAGAAAATCCTGCGGGTCACCATCCTTGAGTGCTGGCTTAACTGCCCCCGATTTCAATTAGGCCGCACGACGACGACGGCCAGTGGGAGCGGCTTCTTCCACCACTTCCGGCTCTGCTGCTTCTTCAGCACCGTCCATGCCAACCCATTCGACGATCTCGAACACTGGCGTGTAGATGCGCCCATAGGACTTGTGGGTGTAGTGATCCTTTTTCAGGCGCACCACAGGCACAGGCTTGCTGGGGTCTTTGTCCACTTGCGTGGCGATGGCGATGCCAAGGGTCTGGACGGACTTCTTACCGCCGACCGAGGTCGTGGTAAAACGCGCTTCCATGTCCTTGTCTTCGCCAGTGCGGCACTTGAGCGACATGCCGATCTGCATCTCCCAGCCGCGCTTGGCGTTGGCCGGAGCCGCGTCAAGTTCAGGCAGGGGGTTTGTGATGCCGGTCATCTTTTCACCCAACACCTCGCCGTCGCCCCAAGCGATGAAGCCGTGGACAAAAGAGTAGGGGTTGACAGCCCAAGTGGCGTCGTCTTCG